AAATGGTATGGTGAAGCATTTAGAAGAGGATACAGAGCTGCAGGACAGCGTTGTATAGACTCAGGTAAAGCACAAGAGCATTACCAAGAGTTTAAAGACTTTGTTGCTTATGGCAGAGGAGTCAAGAAGGGATTTGGATTGGCTATTAATTATTATATAAGGACAATTCAATTTTTTATCACTGGTCTATTTATCAGTGAAAACTAAATTTAGTATAGGAGATTATAATGAGTGAAGCGATTGCCGCAGTAAAGCAGGACGTTAAGGCTGTGCCTATGAAGTACAAAAAGGACAGAACTGACGAACAGGAAGAGTTAAAGCGTTTAGAAGAGGAACGTGCTAACGTAGTGCAGGAGCAGAAAGATGCAGAGGCTGACAAAGCCGAAACTGAATCTCTTGCACCTGAAGAGAAAACGTTTAAAAAACGCTACGGTGATTTACGGCGACATGCTCAACAAAAAGAGCAAGAGCTCAAAGATAAGATTAGGGAACTAGAGGGGCAGATATCCACAGCTACTAAAGAAGCTATAAAGTTACCTAAGAGTGATGATGAGCTTGCAGCATGGACAAAAGAATACCCTGATGTAGCAAAGGTTATAGAAACTATTGCTACTAAGAAAGCTCTTGAGTTAGACAAGGGTATGGAAGATAGACTAAAAGCTATCGCAGAGAAAGAGGCAGAAGCAAAGAGAATGACCGCAGAGTCACAACTCTTGCAACTACACCCTGACTTTGAAGATATTAGAAATGATGAAGAGTTTCACGGCTGGGTTGAAAGACAGCCTTCATGGGTGCAGAAAGCTCTGTATGAAAATGAAACTGATGCACGGTCTGCAGCAAGAGCTATAGACTTGTACAAAGTAGATATGAAAATAGCTGATACGAAGAAAGAAAAATCTGATAAAGGTGCTGCTTCTTTAGTAACAGCTAAAAACACATCTAACGTAGCCAAAACCAAGAGCTCTCAATCTAATCAATGGAGAGAATCACAGGTAGCCAAAATGAAAGCTCATGAATATGAGAAAAACGAAAAGGCTATAATGGAGGCTATACAATCTGGCAATTTCATTTATGATGTGTCAAGATAAAAATTTATTTACTTTTATTTTATTTTATGATAAAATATAGTAATTAATAGCGACCCCGTAAGGTTACTCGCTCCAATGGTGCTGTGCAGACGATACACCATACACCCTAAACTTTGAGTACAGCGAAGTTATAGATTTTCCACCGATTCAAACTACCCAGAGCGTAAGCCCCGTCAGGACACCTTATCAACTGGTCTTGTATAGTACGAAAATCTACAATCTTTAAATCATATTAACGAGGTAAACCAATGGCATTTAAAACCGCCGCTGGACACAGTAGTTTACCAAACGGCAATTTTAGCCCGGTAATCTACTCTCAAAAAGTTCAGCAAGCTTTTCGCAAGACCTCGGTTGTAGAGTCAATAACTAATTCTGACTACTTCGGCGAGATTGCGAACTACGGTGACACGGTTAAAATAATCAAGGAACCAGAAATCACCGTTAAGGAGTATGCACGAGGCACTCAGATTACTCCACAAGACTTGGATGACGAGGACTTCAGTCTTGTCGTTGACAAAGCAAACTATTTTGCTTTCAAGGTAGACGACATCGAAGAGGCTCACAGCCATGTCAATTTCGAATCCTTAGCATCTGACCGAGCAGGCTATAGGCTTAGAGACCAACACGACCAAGAAGTTCTTGGTTATCTAAGTGGTTTCAAGCAAGGCACAATCAACGCTGTAGCAGGCACAGCTAACGACACAGTAAGTGGGTCAAAAGCTGTATCAACTGCAGGGTCTGATGAACTGCTTACATCTATGAAGCTAAAAAAGGGTGACTTTGGTAACATCACTACTTCAAGTGCTGGCGACCACTCAATCCCACTAGCACCACGTATGCCGGGCGCAACTGCTCAAGCTACAGCTACTGCTACACCATTGCAAGTTATTGCAAGAATGGGCAGACTGCTTGACACACAGTTCGTCGATACAGATGGTAGATGGTTAGTTCTACATCCAACATTTGTCGAAATCCTAAAGGATGAAGATTCACGTCTTCTCAATGCAGACTTCGGCGAGTCAGGTGGACTGAGAGCTGGCTTAGCTATCGGTAGGCTTCATGGTTTTGATATCTACATGTCCAACAACCTACCTGCTGTAGGAACTGGACCGGGGACATCAGGGTCAGCAAACCAAAACTCAAACTATGGCGTAATCGTAGCAGGACACTCTTCTGCTGTTGCTACAGCTGCACAAATCACAAAGACTGAGTCTTATAGAGACCCAGACTCTTTCGCTGATATTGTCAGAGGTATGCACCTTTATGGTAGAAAAATTCTTCGACCTGAAGCGATTGTAACCGCTAAATACAACGTAGCGTAAGGGAGGATTGACAAATGGCAACTTTTGACATGACATCATCTGCAACCGCAGGTGTAAGTTCAAACTCTATCGCTGCATTACAAGCGAATCGAAATGGCACTGGAATGCGTATGGTTGAAGCTATTTTAGATATTTCTAAAATAACTGACTACTCATGCACAGACGGTGACATTTTTCAACTTCTTGAAATACCTGCAGGTACATTCGTATTGTTCGCAGGAGCAGAAGTGCTCACAGCTTTTGATGGCACATCACCAACTGTAGACATTGACTTTGCTGAAGGTGATGACATCATTGATGGTGGTGACGTATCTTCAGCAGGTTTCCTTGCAGAGGGAACAAACGGACAAGCTAACGATGTTGTAACAGGCGCCGCATCAACTTTCACACAACATGTCACAACAACTGACACTATTGACGTGAAACTAATTGCTGGGTCTGCTGATGTTACAGAAGGTAAGCTAAGAGTATATGCTTGCGTCATTGACACCAATGGTGAGCATAAACAATTAGCTGATGAAGTCGATAGAGACCAATTAGCGTAAATTAACCGGGGGCGGGAAACTGCCCCCAACTTAACGGGCGTAGTATGGCAACTTTTTTAACTCTAACAAATAGTGTTTTAGCAAGGATGAACGAGGTACAACTGACTTCATCCACATTTACTTCAGCCCGTGGCATACAAGTGCAAGCACAGAATGCTGTAAATGAAGCCATACGTTTTATAAATCAAAGGGAATTTAATTATCCTTTTAACCACTCAACACACACAGAGACATTAGTCCCTGGCACAGTTAGGTACTCTTTGCCTACTGATGCTAAACACGCAGACTACAATACGTTTAGAATTGTAATGGACTCTACACTAGCATCTTCTGGTAACAATTTAAGTATTATGCAGTACAACGAGTACATAGACAAATATGTAGACCAAGAAGATGAGATAGACACAACAACATTAGATGGTACGTTATCATCATCTGCCACAACAATTACAGTAGCCAGTACATCTGGCTTTGATTCTGCTGGCACTATATTTGTAGAGAACGAGCAGATAACTTATACAGGCACTTCTAGCACTGAGTTTACAGGAGCTACTAGAGGTGCAAATAATACAACAGCAGCATCTCACGCCAGTGGCGTACAAGTTGCTCAGTTTACTGCAGGTGGTGTTCCTACACATATTGTAAGAACATTAGATAATAACTATTTGTTATATCCTTATCCTAACAAAACATACGCACTTAAGTTTGATTACTTTACATTTGCATCAGACTTATCTGCAGCCACAGATACACCAACAATACCAGACAGATTTTCTCCTGTTATAACAGACGGAGCGACAGCTTTTGCCTATCAGTACAGAGGAGAAACACAACAGTATCAGCTTAACTTTGCTAGATTTGAACAAGGTATCAAAAATATGCAGAGTTTATTAATTAACAAGTATGAGTATGTTAGGTCAACTGTAGTATTGAATCCTTCCGTAACCTCTAATTATTTTACTATGGAATCAGTTAGGTAATGCCTGATTTATCACAAACATCTCCTGCAGCGTTTCCTCTACAAGGAGGACTAGTTTTAAACAAATCTACATTCGCTATGCAACCGGGAGAGGCACAAGAGTTAATAAACTTTGAGCCTGATATTGATGGTGGGTACAGAAGAATAAACGGTTTTACTAAGTACAACACTAATATAGTTCCAGTAACTAGTGCATCTACAGAAGAAGTCTTGCTTTCTTGTATATTTAATGATACAATAGTTGCAGCAAGAGGGACAAAGATATTTACTGCTGCCGCAGGTAGCGGCTCTTGGACAGAGAGAGACAGTGGTAGAACCAGTGCTGGTGTTTACACGTTTGAACGATTTAACTTTGATGGCAATAATAAATTAATTGTAGCAGACGGGAACAACGCACCAACAGTATTTAATACTTCATTTGCAGCTACAGATGTATCATCAGCAGGAAGTGGAGAAGTTAGTACTGCTGTAACAGGAGCAAAGTTTGTAGCAGTATTTAAAGACCACATGTTCTACGCAGGTATGTCATCTACTCCACAAGAGGTGGTATTTAGTGTACCTTTCGATGAAGATGACTTTGCAACAGGTAGTGGAGCAGGTAGCTTCAAAGTAGATGACACAATAACAGGTCTTAAAGTTTTCCGTGAAAATTTATTTATATTTTGCCAAGATAGAATATTTAAGTTAGCAGGAACTTCATCAAGTAATTTTGCTGTCACTCCTGTAACAAGAAACATCGGATGTATAAACGGACAAACAATACAGGAATTTGCAGGTGACTTAATATTCTTAGCACCTGATGGATTAAGAACTGTTGCAGGTACAGCAAGAATCGGGGACGTTGAACTTGGCACTATAAGCACTCCTGTACAGTCTATATTTAACGATAACATAACTTCAGCCAGTGGATTTAGGTCATTGGTTATACCAAACAAAACACAGTATAGAGTGTTTTTTACTAAATCAGGTGTAGCACAATCAGTTACTGAAGGTGTAACTACATCTCTACGAGGACAGGCTTTTGAGTTTGCAAGTTTAAAAGGCATCCGACCCACATCAACTGACACTGTAACAAGTGCAGCAGGAACTATTGTTATACATGGGGGAGAAGGAGGTTATGTTTATCAACAAGAATCAGGTAATGATTTTGATGGTACAGCCATAGGAGGCAAATACAGAAGTCCTGATATAAGTTTTGGAGACCCCGGTATAAGAAAACATATGCACAGAGTGCTCGTAAGCTACAAGCCAGAGTCATCAATCAGTGCAGATTTATTTTTAAGATATGATTATGAAGACCCAGACACACCAAGACCTGCCGCTTACTCTCTTACAGCTAGTGACATTGTTGCTGTATATGGGACAGGCGTCTACGGAACAGCAACATACGGAGGACAATCCGAGCCCCTTTTGCGACAGTCCGTAGAAGGCTCAGGGTTTACAGTAGCTTTACGAGTAAATGATAACGGTACAACAGCCCCTTACGCACTTAGGGGATTTCAGATGGAATATCAAACAGGAGCCAGAAGATAAATGGGAGCAACGTATACACGACAGTCTACATATAGTGACGGTGATGTTATCACGGCTGCCCACACTAATGACGAATTTAATCAGTTATTAGCAGCCTTTGCAGCCTCAACAGGACACACACATGACGGTACTACAGCCGAAGGTGGTCCTATCACAAAACTGCTTGGCACATCTCTAACCTTTGGAGATGGTACTGCAGGCACAGATATCACTGTAACATTTGATGGTGAAACAAATGACGGTGTACTCAAGTGGATGGAAGACGAAGACTACTTTGAGTTCTCTGATGACATACTCGTAGCGTCTACAGAAAAGATACAGTTTGGCGATACTGCTACATTTTTACAACAGTCCTCTGACGGTGTATTAAGAATAGACGGTGAAGCGACAATAGACTTAAATGCTTCAACTGCAGTCACAGTAAGCAATGACCTTAAACTAGATAGTGACTCTGCTGTTCTAGGTTTTGGTGCTGATAATGATGTTACACTCACACACGTAGCAGACACAGCCCTGCTGTTAAATAGCTCAAGACAGCTACAATTTGGAGATAGTGGTACTTACATACATCAATCAGCAGATGGTGTACTAGATTTAGTATCTGATACTGAGATAGAAATAAATGCTACAACTATAGATATCAATGGTGCTGTAGATGTTTCAGGCAACCTTACTGTTGGTGGTAATATCGTAATAGGTAGTGCTGATATAAGTGAAGCAGAATTAGAAGTATTAGACGGACTTACAGTTACAACAGCAGAAGTAAACATCATAGACGGTGATACTACAGCTACTTCTACCACACTAGCAGATGCTGACAGAGTAGTAGTCAACGATGCAGGAACAATGAAGCAGGTAGCTCTCACAGACTTTGAGACTTACTTTGAATCAGCACTAGATACTTTATCAAACGTAACAACTGTAGGTGCATTAAACTCAGGTAGCATCACTTCTGGTTTTGGCAATATAGATACAGGCTCTTCTACAATCACTACAACAGGGCTTATCACTGGTGGGTCACTTGATATAGACGATGTTGTTATCAACGGTTCTACAATAGGACATACAGATGACACTGACTTAATCACAGTAGCAAATGGTATTGTTACAGTGGCAGGTGAAATATCTGTAACTACACTAGACATTGGTGGCACAAACGTAACA